TGTCTCATATCTATTGCACTATGCAGTCTTTAACGATAATGTAAATATTGCTATTCTGGCAAACAAGGCATCTACGGCACGAGACCTTCTCAATAGATTACAACTTGCTTATGAGAACTTACCAAAGTGGATGCAGCAGGGTGTGATATCCTGGAACAAAGGTTCTTTGGAACTTGAGAATGGTTCTAAAATATCATCAAACTCTACATCATCATCTGCCGTTCGTGGTGGTTCATACAACATCATCTTCTTGGACGAATTTGCATTCATTCCAAATCACATTGCTGATGACTTCTTTGCATCGGTTTATCCTACAATTTCTTCTGGGCAGAGCACAAAGGTCATTATTGTTTCTACCCCTCGTGGTATGAATCACTTCTACCGTATGTGGCACGACTCTGAGAAGGGTAAGAACGGATATGTGGCTACAGATGTCCATTGGTCAGAAGTGCCCGGTAGAGACGAAGAATGGAAGGCACAGACGATTGCGAACACCAGTGAACAGCAGTTTAAGGTTGAGTTTGAGTGTGAATTTTTAGGTTCGGTAAATACTCTCATTAGTCCGGCAAAACTCAGAAATCTTGTATATGAGGATCCGATTAAAAGAAATGCCGGACTGGATGTTTATGAGGAGGCAAAGGAAGACAATAACTATCTAATCACAGTCGATGTTGCAAGAGGAATTGGTAATGATTATTCGGCATTTATTGTTTATGACATTACAAACTTTCCGTATAAAGTTGTGGCAAAGTATAAAAATAATGAGATCAAACCAATGATGTTTCCTAGTGTCATTCACCAAGTAGCAAAAGGTTATAATGAAGCCTGGTTATTGATAGAGGTCAACGATATTGGAGATCAGGTGGCAAGTATTCTGCAATATGACCTTGAGTATGATAATGTACTGATGTGTGCGATGAGAGGTCGTGCAGGGCAGATTGTGGGTTCTGGTTTCTCTGGTAAGAAATCACAACTTGGAGTTAGAACAACTGCCGCAGTTAAAAAATTGGGATGCTCTAACTTAAAGACATTATTAGAGGATGATAAATTACTTGTATGTGATTATGATATCATTGCAGAACTGACAACATTTTCTCAAAGAGGCAATTCATTTGAGGCAGAGGAAGGTTGTAATGATGACCTGGCAATGTGTCTTGTTATTTTCTCCTGGTTAGTGGCACAGGACTACTTTAAGGAAATGACGGATAATGATGTCCGTAAGAGAATTTATGAAGAGCAAAAGAATCAAATTGACCAAGATATGGCTCCATTTGGTTTTATCTCTGATGGTATCGATGAAATGACAAGTTTTGTAGATGAAACGGGTGATAGATGGTACACTGATGAATATGGTGATCGTTCTTATATGTGGGATTATATGTAATAGTAGCAATTTATAAATACTTGTAGAATAAATTTGGATTGCGAGGGACTTAAGATGCCGCTAAATTTAGCATCTCCTGGAATTGTAGTAAGGGAAGTTGACTTAACAGTTGGTAGAGTTAATACAGCCTCGGATAGTGTTGCTGCTCTTGTAGCACCTTTCGCAAAAGGACCTGTTGATTCTCCTGCTGTTATTGAAAACGAAAATGACCTTCTAAACACTTTCGGGCAACCATATTCAACCGATAAGCACTACGAACATTGGATGGTGGCTTCATCATACTTGGCGTATGGTGGAAAAATGTTGATTTCAAGAGCAGATGATGCCGGACTCAAAAATGCTTTTGTAGGAACTGCTACAAGTATTAAAATTAAAAGTCAAGAAAATTATAATCAACTTGGATATGATGAAAATACCATCACCAACGTAACAGTTGTTGCTAAAAACCCAGGTTCTTGGGCAAATGATGTCAAAGTTGCAATCATCGATGCAAAGGCAGACCAAATTTTAGGAATTACTACTACAAACCTAGCAGTAGGTTATGGAGTTACTCAAGCAGTTCCTGCAAATACTATTTTGGCAGGAGCAGGAACAACCAGTGTCTTAGACGGATACTTTAAAGGTATTATTACGGAAATTGGTGCTGGAAAAATCTCAACAAAAATTTTAAGTCACGTTTCTGCTGCTGGAACTGTAACTGCAGTAGATTATCAACCAAGTGGTGTTTATACATTTGGAACAACTGGAAATTTAACGGTTCGTAATAGCAGTTCAGCAGGAATTGCAACATCTGCAGTATCATCATCACTTGATTGGTTTGATCAGCAATCGATTGTTCTTTCAAATGGATCAATTCCTTGGAACACAATTGCAGATAGACCATCAACATCAGCATATGCAGATTCAAGAAGTTCTAGATTTGATGAACTTCATGTAGTTCTTATTGATGATAAGGGGACAATTACTGGCAATGCAGGTACAATCCTTGAGAAGCACCTTTCACTTTCTAAGGCAAAGGATGCATCATTCTCTATAGGAAGTCCATCTTATTGGAGAAAATATCTTCAAACAAATTCTTCTTACATTTATGGTGGATCCGCACCAGTAGGAATTGTAACGACAGGATTTGTAGGGACTGGAGCAACGTCATTTACCCCAGCATCGGATGTTGGTTGGGATCAAAATGCACAAGATATCATTTTTGCTGCGACAGGTGCTCCAACTTATACTCTTTCTGGTGGTAAAAATTATGGTGGACAAAGTGGTTTAACAACTGCCGGTTCCCTATATTCAGGACTTGATGATATTATTAGTGGTTATACACTATTTGAAAATACTGAAAACTATGAAACTAGTTTCATCTTAATGGGTTCAGCAAATTATGCTAAAGAAGATGCACAGGCACTTGCTAATAAGTGTATTGCTGTTGCCGAATTAAGGCAAGATTCTATTGCTTTTGTTTCCCCATACAGACAAGCATTCCTCAGTGATTCGACTGTTGGAACCGTTACTGTAAACAATGATGATACAATCACTGATAACATTGTGAGTTTCTATGCTCCAATTACATCCACAACTTATGGAGTATTTGATAGTGGATATAAGTACATGTATGATAGGTTCAATGACACTTTCCGTTATATCCCACTAAATGGTGATATTGCAGGAACCTGTGCAAGAAATGATATCAATCAGTTCCCATGGTTCTCACCTGCTGGTACTTCAAGAGGTACTATCCTCAATGCAGTAAAACTAGCATATAATCCTGGTAAAGTTCAAAGAGACAAACTCTATTCAAATAGAGTCAATCCAGTCATCTTCTCGCCTGGTGCCGGAATCATCTTGTTTGGTGATAAGACTGGATATGGTAAGGCATCGGCATTTGATAGAATTAACGTTCGTCGTCTCTTCATCTACCTTGAAGAATCTATCTCTGCTGCTGCTAAGGATCAACTCTTTGAATTCAACGATGAGATTACAAGAACAAACTTTGTAAATATTGTTGAACCATTCCTCCGTGATGTTCAATCTAAGAGAGGAGTTTATGATTATGTTGTTGTTTGTGACGAAACAAACAATACTGCTGCTGTAATTGATAGTAACGAATTTGTTGCTGACATCTACATCAAACCAGCACGTTCTATCAATTTCATCGGTCTTACCTTCATTGCCACCAGAACTGGTGTTTCCTTTGAAGAAGTAATCGGTACAGTTTAATTAACTTAGAGGTTTAAAACTATGGCAACCCGTCAACAATTAAATCCACCTCCTTTAAGGAAGATTACTGACTTCAAAAGTAAGCTGACTGGTGGTGGTGCAAGACCCAATCTCTTTGAGGTTGTTCTTTCATTCCCAGATGCTGCTGCACCAGATGCAACAGTTTTAGACAAGGCAAGATTCTTGGTCAAGGCTGCGAATCTTCCACCATCAAATGTTGCTGCAATTGATGTTCCTTTTAGAGGAAGAACTCTCAAAGTTGCTGGAGACAGAACTTTTGATAGTTGGACTATCACTGTTATGAACGATACTGATTTCTCTATCCGTTCTGCTTTTGAGAACTGGATGAATGTAATCAACAGAGTATCTGATAATACTGGTCTTACCAACACAGCAGACTATCAGGCAGATGCATTTGTCTATCAATTGGACCGTGATGGATCCACTTTGAGAGCATACCACATGTATGATTTATTCCCAACCAACGTTTCTGCAATAGAACTATCTTATGATAGTGGTGGAGATATTGAAAACTTTACCGTAGAACTACAAGTTCTCTGGTGGGAAGCAGTAAGAGGTACTTCTCCTGCTGCTGGTGGTGAAGATATCAACTAAATAGTTAAATAACAGACTAACTTTAATTATAATATGGCAAGACTTTTTGGTTTTTCGATTGAAGATACAGAAAAGAAATCCGCCTCTATAGTTTCCCCCGTTCCTCCCAATAACGAGGACGGGGTTGATAATTATATTGCTAGTGGATTTTATGGTCAATATGTAGATATTGAAGGTGTTTATAGAACAGAACACGATCTAATCAAAAGATATCGTGAGATGGCAATTCATCCAGAGTGTGATGGTGCCATTGAAGATGTTGTAAATGAAGCAATTGTCAGTGATTTATACGATTCACCAATTGAGATTGAACTATCAAACTTAAATGCCAGTGACAAATTAAAGAAAGTAATTAGAGAAGAATTTAAATATATTAAAGAAATTTTAGATTTTGATAAAAAATCACACGAAATTTTTAGAAATTGGTATATTGATGGAAGACTTTATTATCTAAAAGTTATCGATACCAAAAAACCACAAGAAGGAATTAAAGAATTAAGATATATCGACCCAATGAAGATGCGATATATTCGTCAAGAAAAGAGAAAGAATAATAAAGATTATATTGATATAAAAGCAGGTGCAGATGACAGCAAGATTCTCTCACCAGAATTAGAAGAATATTTTATGTATACGGCAACACCAAACTTTCCATCCGGAATGATTGCTGGTGGTACTGGACAAAAAGGATCTGTAAAAATTGCCAAAGATTCTATTACATATTGTAGTTCTGGTCTTGTAGACAGAAACAAGGGAACTGTACTTTCTTATCTCCACAAAGCAATCAAGGCACTCAATCAACTTAGAATGATTGAGGATTCTTTGGTTATTTACAGACTATCACGTGCTCCAGAACGTAGAATTTTCTATATTGACGTTGGTAATCTTCCAAAAGTAAAGGCAGAACAATACCTCAAAGAGGTTATGTCTAGGTATAGAAATAAACTTGTATATGATGCAAACACAGGTGAAGTTCGTGATGATCGTAAGTTTATGTCTATGATGGAAGATTTCTGGTTGCCCAGAAGAGAGGGTGGTCGTGGAACCGAAATTACCACACTTCCTGGTGGGCAAAATCTTGGAGAACTTGCCGATATTGAGTATTTCCAAAAGAAACTTTATAGAGCACTTGGAGTTCCAGAATCTAGAATTGCTTCTGATGGTGGATTCAATCTGGGACGTTCATCGGAAATTTTAAGAGATGAACTGAAATTTGCCAAGTTTGTTGGACGTTTAAGAAAGCGTTTTGCAAATATGTTCAATGATATGTTGAGAACGCAATTGATTCTCAAGAACATTGTATCACCAGAAGATTGGGAAACTATTAGTGATCATATCCAATATGATTTCTTGTATGATAACCAATTTGCCGAACTCAAAGAATCGGAATTGATGAATGATCGTTTAGCAACTCTTGCTACGATTGAACCCTACATTGGTAAGTATTATTCTACCGAATATGTTCGTAAAAAAATACTTCGTCAAACTGATTCGGAAATCATTGAAATTGATGAGCAAATTGAAGATGAAATTAAGAAGGGTATTATTCCAGATCCATCACAAGTTGATCCAATTACTGGAGAACCATTACCACCAGAAGGTGCAGTTCCTCAAGAAGGTGGTGATCCAGGACTAATGGGAAATGTTCCGCAAGAACCGGATATAAATGCTGATGCACAAATAACACAGGTTCCAGAACCCAAAGGTGGCAAGATATAAATAAAGAATAGACATATATTAAAATTTTATGGAAGAACTTATCGACTTGATTGCTACTGATTCGTCAGCATCAGAAATCAGTGACAAAATTAAAGACGTTCTGTTTGCCAAGGCAGCAGAAAGAGTTGATGCTGCTCGTCCTTTAGTTGCTACATCTATGTTTGGTAATGAACCATCATACGAGGATCAAGAATAATGACAGTACATAAACCAGTTGGTCTTGGTAGTTCTATTGCAATTACTTCTGGATCTGCTACAACTTCATCTACGTTGTCAGTTCAGACTAAGGCACTAAGAGTTGTGGCAGTTTCTGCCGGAGCTTTTATTGGAATTGGAACTAGTCCAACAGCGGCAACAACAGATTATTATGTTGCTGCCGGAACCGATGCAGTTCTTGCATTAAGTCCAGCATCACAAAGAGTTTCTGGAATTACTACAGGCACTACAACAATAATTGATTTTCCATCAGGAACAGGATCTCCATTTGTAGTTGGGGATTATGTAACTTTAACTTCTATAGGACAATCATATTACAATTTCACTCATCAACCTGTTACGGTAGTTAATTCTACAAGTGGATACGATGGATACTTTTCTACCCGAATTACTGTTTCCACAAATACTGTAGGAATTGTAACCGCATTTTCTACTGATGGTGACTTGAGAAAGTCCATAAGAGTTTCAGCATTTGGAACTGGAACAGGAACTTTATATTATCAACAAGTTCAAATTGCAGGAGATGCATAAAAATGAAACTAATCACAGAAGAAGTATCACAGGTTAAGTTCATCACCGAAGGTAAAGGTGCCGAAAAGAAAATGTTTATTGAAGGAGTTTTCCTTCAAGGTGATATTTGCAATCGTAACGGTAGAATGTATCCAATGCAAACTCTTGCTCGTGAAGTAGCAAGATATAATGAGGCATTCGTTAATAAAGGTCGTGCTCTTGGAGAACTCGGTCACCCTGATGGTCCTACCGTCAATCTTGACAGAGTTTCTCATAAAATTGTTTCCCTTGAACAAAAAGGAAGCAATTTTATTGGTAAGGCACAACTTCTTGAAACTCCAATGGGTAAGATTGCAAAATCTCTCATTGGTGAAGGTGTTTGCCTTGGTGTTTCTTCTCGTGGTGTCGGATCGTTAAAAATGACCAATGAAGGTCATAAAATTGTCGGTGAAGATTTTATGCTTGCAACCGCTGCTGATATCGTTGCCGATCCCTCTGCTCCTGATGCTTTTGTTTCAGGAATTATGGAAGGTAAAGAGTGGGTTTGGGAAGGGGGAATCCTTCGTGAGCACCTCGCATCTAAAACTCAAAGAAGAATTAACACTTTAGTTGATCAAAAAAGATTAGATGAGCATAAGGTTGAATTATTCCAAGATTTCTTAGCAAATCTTTAAATTATAAATAAATATAGATTATAACACAATCAAACAAATGTCCGTTGGTAGCAATTTACAAGAAATGGAAAACGTAGTAACCAAAGGCGCTGCTAAAGCTGAACCAATGCAAAAGTTGTCCACGGGTATTGCTCCTGGGCAAACTGCTAGTTGGGAAGACTTAGGTGGTCCTACCCCAGAGAATTACAAGGTTGATGACGATTCAGCAAAGCTGAAAGATCCTTCCGTAACTCTTTCTCAAGTCAAAGATGTCGTTAATGCTAAGGCTGCTAAAGCAGAAGCAATGAAGAAAATGGCAGAAGAGACTGAGGAAGACGAAGAGGACTTCATTGCTGAAGAGGAAGTTACCGAAGCTGCTGAAACCGAAGATGAAGGCAGTGAGGAAGATGATGCAGAAGATGCAAAAGAAGGTAAGAAGAAAAAGTCTAAGAAAGAAGATGAGGATGAAGATGAAATGAAGGAAGAGTTTGACATCGAAGAAGATGTCAATGCTCTCCTTGCTGGTGAAGATCTTTCCGAGGAATTCCAAGAGAAAGCACGTACCATCTTTGAGGCTGCAATCAGATCTAAGGTTTCAGAAATCAAAGAAGAACTTCAAGAACAATACGAGGAGTCACTCGTAGAAGAACTTGTTGCTATTAAAGAAGAACTCACTGATAGAGTTGATGCATACCTTGAGTATGTTGCCGACGAGTGGGTTTCGGAAAATGCTCTTGCTGTTGAAGCAGGACTCAAAACTGAGATGACCGAATCATTCCTTGCTGGAATGAAGGGTCTTTTTGAAGATCATTATGTAGCAATCCCTGAAGATAGATATGATGTACTCAATACTATGGTAGAAAAACTTGATGAAATGGAAGGAAAACTCAACGAGCAAATTCAAAGAAATGTTGCTCTAAATCAAAGATTAGCTGAGTCGGTTGCTGATGTAATCTTCTCCGA